AGTTTGATATCTAAGATTAGATGTAAATATGTGTTTTTGTGATTTGTTCAACGAAGCATAATCATTCCTATCTTTCTGTAAAGATACCTCTTCGGGTCTCCAAAAGAATCCTAGTTGTTTCTGTGTTAACTTGTCGAATATAGGATATTTAAAGTCATCAAATCTTTGGGTGTTTAATGGTTCGCCAAAGAACATTGATTCTTTGGTAAAGTCCACTTTTTTTCTATTAAATACTGTCATTCTTCTATTTTCTCAAATTCTAATTGGTCGTAATTATTTACAAACCTATGTTTTTGTCCATGAAGTGATTCATACACCTTTGACCATCTTTCCATTTCTTGGCGTTCTACGGTGCTGTCATCAGATTGTACATATCGATTGGGTCTACCATCATTGGCCAAAACCATGCGAACATCCCCGTATGCATCGCTATCTTGAACACGAAACATGCCGTTTGTTTTTTCATTGTTAACTGCACCTAGATTACTAACATAATCTGTTACAAAATGCAAGAACATATGGTAACTGTGATTTCCTATAAAAGTATCTCTCCAGTGTACCACATTTGGCCCTTGATACAAGAGTAAATCTCCAACTTCTAATTTAACTGGAATAGACTTTCTATGACGGATTGGTATACCTTGAGTCTCATCAAAACATTGACTGATATCCTCGTCTACCCAATTGCGGGTGTTATCAACCCATATTACCCATGGTTCATTATCATCTGATTGGTAATCCAAACAAATAGTAGCACTTACTTCACATGATGGTCTATCAGCATGAGCTCTGAGGTATGAACCCCTAGTATATTTCCTACTGTAGGAGTATGTTTCCACTAGTTGCATATCGAATTCTTTTCGGAGCTTCTTATGTATATACCTGTGCATTGCAACACCCATAGGCATAGTGTGACCAGCGGTTGTTGTATATTTTGATGACTCAGGCCCATTTGGAATAGCTTCTACTTCTGCTTCCAAAAGTTGGTCTGCTAATGGATGGTGTTCAATGGTCTTCCACACATCCATAGTAAACTCAATCATTTCTTTAGGTATGAAGTTACGGAATACTGTATAACCTTCCGTTACAAACTGGTGAGTGTGGTCATTGAAAACACCTCTCACAGTTTTCCCATAATTTGGGCCATCTCTCATTTTAACATTATATGGCACAGGCTTCACAGTCCTCATCATCAAATGGGTCAGCAGGTAATAGTGGTTGTTCATCCTTCACCACATCCTCTTCCTTACCATCCATTGTATTATGGTAGTATGATGTCTTCCATCCATACTTGTAAGTGTTCAGTAAATCTCTTGCCATTACAGACACAGGGACTTCACCATTCTCATAGTTTTCGGGGTTATAAGACCAGTTACCACTTATACCTTGGTCAAAGAACTTCTGCATGACTGCAACAATCTTAATGTATCCTAGGTTATCTTCCATATCCCATAACAATGTATAGAAATTCTTTAATTGTGTATACTGTGGTACAATCTGTTTCAGTGTACCTTTCTTACTTTTCTTAACTGACAAGTGGTCTCTTGGCGGTTCAATACCATTCGTTGCATTTGATACAACACTAGATGATTCACTTGGCATTTGTGCACTCAATGTAGAGTGTCTCATACCATGTTCTAGGACTTCGCCACGTAGAGCCTCCCAGTCTTTCTTAAGAGAAACACTAACTAGGTCATCAACATCCTTCTTATACGTGTCAATTGGCAGTATTCCCTTTGAATACTTGGTCTTATGGAACCAATCGCACTTACCCTTTTCCTTAGCAACTTGAACAGATGCTTTGATTAATGAATACTGAAACTCTTCTGTTAGTTCGTGGACTAACTGTAGGGATTCATCACTACCATATGCCTCTTTATGTTTTGCAAGATAATGTGCAAGTCCAATATAACCAATACCAAGACTTCTTCTAGACAACGTGGATAACTGTGCGGCTTGAACAGGATACTCTTGATAATCAATTAGTTCATCTAATGCTCTAACTGCTAAATCAGCAAGGTGTCCCACTTCTTCAAGTTTCACAATACCAACATTGATTGCACTTAAAATACATAATGCAATCTCACCATGTCTATCAGAGATATCTTGGATTGGTTTAGTGGGCAATGTAATTTCTTGACAAAGATTACTCATGCTCACTTTGTCAAGGAAACTACTATGCGTGTTACAGTGGTCTATATTCATGATATAGATTCTGCCAGTCTCTGCTCTTTCTTTTAGTAAATCTGTTATCAATTCACGGGCATTTACCTTAGTCTTCTGAATACTGGTTGCACGTTCATACTTCTCATACAATTCATCAAACTCTGGCGTTCCAAATGCCTCATATAGACCTTCTGCAACATGTGGTGAGAACAATGTAATGTCCTCGTTTTTGAGGAATCTCTGATAAAAGAGTTCACTCATTTGAATAGAGTAGTCCAGTTTTCTTACTCTATTATCTTCTGTACCCTTATTGTTCTTGAGTACGATGATATCGTTAATTTCTTGATGCCAAATAGGGAAATGAACTGTTGCACTTCCACCCCTCACACCATTCTGTGTACAACATCTTACTGTAGATTCAAACTTCTTAAGAAAAGGAATGACACCTGTGTGTTGTACCTCACCCCCACGAATCTTAGAACCCAGTCCTCTAATACGTCCAGCATTGATACCAATACCTGCTCTCTGAGCAACGTACTTACCAATTGCATGGTCACTTGAGAAGATTGAATCAAGTGAATCATCAGCATCTACTAGAACACAACTTGCAAATTGTTTTAATGGTGTTCTTACCCCTGCCATAATAGGTGTGGGGATACTAATCTTAAATGTAGAGATAGCATCGTAATAACTCTTAACATACCATAGTCTATTCTTTTCACCATGACCATTATACTTTTGGAACAATGTCATAGCAATCATCATGTACATGAACTGTGGTGTCTCAAACACTTCATTGGTACTTCTGTCCTGTACAAGGTACTTGTCTACAATTTGTTGCAGACCAGCATAAGTGAAATCAAAATCTCTACTATGCCTAACGTAACTATTACAAATATCAAACTCTTCTTCTGTATAATAGTCATGTATCTCCTTAGTGTACACACCAATGTCGATATTCTTATTAACCATATCATAGAGTCTAGGGTAGATGTCTTTCCCATCTTCCCACTTCGTACCGAATACTTGTTTCTGAAGTGCAAACAGCAATAGTCTAGCTGCTACAAATTGATAGTTTGGATTTTCTAATGAAATCAAATCGGAGGCAGAACGAACTAAAATACTTTGAATATCTTTAGTAGTAATACCGTCAAAAAATTGAAGACCACTGTTCATTTCAACTAATGATTCTGAGATGCCTGTGATGTTCTTACAAGCGGCGGATACCATAACATGGATTTTATCTAGATTAATGTCTACCAACTCACCGTTGGATTTTACTACTTTAATGTCCCCGTTTTCATGTGTCATATTCTTTTATACTCCTGTAACTTAAGTTTTGCAGAAAGGCCAGTGTAAGTGCAAGAGTTGATTATCTCCACGATTTCGTCTTTAGTCATTCCATTCATTATCATCTCATTTATGTCTTTTAATCCATCGACTCTTTTATCAGTCCACAGACATACGTTAAAGCCATCTTCGATGACCTCTTCAATTTTCTTTAGAATAACTGCATTGCGTGGTTCGTTATCATATATTATTATTGCATTCTCTTTAAGATTAGAAATCTTTTTAAAATCACTACCACCAACTGCTATAGAGTTTGGTAGGAATAGACTATCTATCGGCCCTTCTGTGACATAGATAGTTTTTGACTTGTCCACATTATTAATGTTATAGATGAGTGGAACGTCATCTACGAATCTCATGGTTAAGTATCTCAGAGGTGAATCATTTATTGCTCTACCACTTATACCAATCAATTCTCCATTCTCTGCGTAGAATGGAAATACTATACGAGAATCATTACCTAAGACCCTCTCTTTATACTTAGTATCTAAAAAAGAGAGAGATTGTGCCTGTTGTACAAACAACAGTTTTTTAATTATATCATCGTCTATTTTTCGGTCTTGGAGATACTTTCTTGCATCTCCTCTTTCCCATGCTGAAACACAGACAGCAGGTAAATTATTCTCGACAGTCGTATTTAGAGGTTTTGATTTTGGAACAAATTTAAAGTCATTTGCACTAGGCATCTTTCTTTTCTTGACTTTAATTTTTGTGCCACCCTTCTCTTGAAGATACTCCTTCAAGTATTCTCTATGGATATCGGGGAAGTTATCCTTAAGGAAGTGAACAGACGATGTAGATTTACCACAATTGTGGCACTTGTATACAAAGTTTTGTTCCACGACAAAATGATACCCACGTGCTTTGTGAGGATTCGTTTGAGAATCTCCACAGTAGGGGCATCTGTGATTAAGAGTTTTTTCGTTTTTCCACTTGCAGACATCCAAACGGGATGCTACCATACTTAAGTATTTGCGTTCTAACCATATCATACTAGCTATTATACTAGAATGATATGATTATCACAAGGGGGTTTTGTAAGGAATCTTACTATTCGTCTTCGCTAGTGGCTAAGCCTGGAGCTTCACCTGTCTTTAACCAAACGTCTAGTCTTTCGTTATACTCTACCATAGCTATGTCATATGACTTCTTAGCTAAATCGTAACCAGTAGTGCCTTCTTCTGGCATTGGGTCGCCCATTGATGGTTTTAGAAGATGGAAATCTTCTTCTTTTCTTTCGTCTGCCATTTTTTATCTCCTAAAATGTATGTCAGTTATTTATGTTATTTATGTCTTTCTTCTTCGGAACTCGCACAACTATTCTAGGTGGTTCGGGTTTCCTGTAAGAAGTTATAA